AGATAGATTTAGAGACAATTCAAGTGCGAGTAGAAAGGATTACGAAACCTATGGGTGGTTATTTGGGAGTAGATAATATTTATAATAAAATATAGTATGGGATTATCAAGTAGAAAAAGATCAGGTAAACTTATTGCGGGTAGTACATTGATAGTACCGGGGCAACCCATTTTAAGTGCGAAAAAATTTGAAATAACATTCTCAAATAAAAAAGGTTCTTTACCCGAATCGTATAGTGAACAATTAACAAGTTCGGGTAATACATCTAACACTTAATTCTATACTTATTAATAAAAGTGATTAAAATTATATAAATAAAATTAAATAGTCAATATGGAACAAAATCAAAATAATCTAACTATTTGGCAAAGATTATCTCAGGCATTTGGTCCGAATTCTTTATTAGGTCAAGATTTACCAACATACAAAGTTGATAAAACAGAGTTATTAAGAACCACAGATAAAAAAGAATACGAACTTGAAAAATTACAAACTCAACAGTCAATGTACCTATCGGGACAATGGGCTAAAATTGAGAATAACTTATATACACAAGCGGTATATTACGAACCAACAAGATTAGCATCATTTTATGATTATGAATCAATGGAGTTTACTCCTGAAATTTCTACCGCATTGGATATCTATTCTGAAGAATCTACAACTGCTGATCAAAATGGTTATATATTACAAATCTATTCGGAGTCAAAAAGAATAAAAGGAATATTAGCGGATTTATTTAATAATGTATTAGATATTAATACCAATCTTGCTATGTGGACAAGAAATACTTGTAAATATGGAGACAATTTTGTTTACTTAAAACTTGATCCTGAAAAAGGTATTGTTGGTTGTATGCAATTACCTAATATTGAAATTGAACGATTGGAGAGGGGTATGGCGGCAAAATCGGTAAATGCTGAAGTTGACCCAAAATCAAAAGGTTTAAGATTCCATTGGAAAATTAAAGATATGGAATTTAACTCTTGGGAGATTGCTCACTTTAGATTATTGGGTGATGATAGAAAACTTCCTTACGGTACTTCTATGTTAGAAAAGGCAAGACGTATATGGAAACAATTATTATTATCTGAAGATGCAATGTTAATTTATCGTACATCAAGAGCTCCTGAACGAAGAGTATTTAAGGTATTTGTTGGTAATATGGACGACAAAGATGTTGAAGCGTATGTTCAGCGTGTTGCAAACAAATTCAAACGAGATCAAGTGGTGGATTCAAAAACAGGGAATGTTGATATGAGATTTAACCAAATGGCGGTGGATCAAGATTATTTTGTTCCTGTGAGAGATGTGGCACAAACAATGCCAATTGAGACATTAGCAGGAGCTCAAAACTTATCAGAAATTGCGGATATTGAATACATTCAAAAGAAATTGGTAACTGCGTTAAGAGTCCCTAAAGCGTATTTAGGGTTTGAGGAAGTTGTTGGTGACGGTAAAAATCTATCATTACAAGATATTCGTTTTGCAAGAACTATTCATAAGATACAAAAAAGTATGATTGCCGAAATGAATAAAATTGCAATCATTCACCTATACTTATTAGGATTTGAGGATGAATTACAAAACTTTACATTAGGTCTTACAAACCCATCCAAACAAGCGGATTTATTGATGATTGATGTGTGGAAAGAAAAAGTTCTTTTATATAAAGATTTGGTTACTGAAATTCCTAACACAATCCAACCAACATCCGCAACTTGGGCTAAAAAACACATTTTTGGATTCTCTGATGAAGATATTAAATTGGATGTCCAACAAATTAGATTAGAAAGAGCAGTTGCCGCGGAACTTACTAATACCCCAACAATAATCACACATACAGGTATGTTTGACACTGTTGATAAATTATACAAAAGTAAATCAGGAACAACTCAAAATGCCGCACCACCAGCTGAAGGAGGTGAACCACCTATGGGAGGAGGAATGCCACCTATGGGTCCTGATATGGGGGGAGGTTCTGATTTAGGGGGTGAAGCTCCACCACCATTACCGGAAAATAAAGAAAAAAATAATTTAAATATTTTGTTAGAAAGTGACGATTTCCACGAGGATTCTTACATTGATTTAGGTAAAGCGAGAAATTCTTTGGGTTCAATGGAAGATGCGTTGAGCAAATTGTTAAGAGATTGATATTTATAAATAAAAACGATTATGAAATTTGGTTTATTAAAATCACAGATAGAGAATATGTTAATTGAATCATATAAAAATGAGTCAATGAAAAATAATATGTTTATTTTTAACGAGTTAGTTCTTAAAAATAAAAACATTAGTAGAGTGTTCTACTTATACGATGAATTAAATTCCAATAAAGGACTTAATGAGTCCGTTGCAGGTGAATTTGTGAATCAAAGCGTAATTGTTTATGAAAACTTAATCAATAAAATTAACCCTAAAGAATTAAAAGAAATTCAAATGTGGGTGGGACATATTCAGTGTGAGAATACTTACACATTGGTTGATGATTTATTCTCTAACAATGTGACGAATTTAGAATCTAAAATTAAAAGTAAAAACACAATTTTAGAAAACCTAAAAACCGAACCAAAGAAAGTAAAAGAAATTGTTAATGTTCCAATAAAAACTATGGTTAATGTTGCAAATAAAACGGCATCAAATTATATTGAAAGTTTAACTGAATCGGATAAAACCGAATTAAAGAAACTTTTATCTTCAGACGATGAAACTATAAAGGAGTCCTACTTCATCCTAAAAGGAAAAGTAATCTCTAAATTAGAAACACTACAAGAAGGAGAGCAAGATAATGAGGTAACTAATAGAATAGACGAAACAATACAAAAAATTCAAGACGAATCTTTTGATAAAGTTGGATATTTTAAGTTACGAAAATTAAATGAGAATCTTTAATCGTTCATAAATTGTTGACGATAAATAGCTCTTTTCTTAACATCTCTTTTAGTGATTGACTTCTTTTTAAATTCTTTTCTACTATTAAGAAAGGAATTTTGACGCGTCTTAATAATCTTACTTTTTAGTTCTTTAAGGGCTTTTTCAATTTCCCCATTCTTATTCACCTTAACTATTAACATTACATTTTTTTAACAATTTATTCATATTTGATATATATCTCAAAATTACTTATTTTTTAATAAAATAAACGAGACAGTATGAGAAATATTTATGAAAAAAGGGAAAACCGCAAAAATTAATGGTTTTAGAACATCAAAAGTAATCTATGGGACGGTAGATTCAAAAGAATTTAAATCACTTTATCTTAATTTACAAACTTGGGCGGAACCAAAAGAAGATTATGAAAATTGGGTGAGAATCACACAGAATATGAGTAGATCAATTAAACATTCGGTGTATGATAACATAGATAAGACACTATTTGATGATAAATTTATTATTGATATGGACTTAAGAACAAGTGGTTTACATATGAAGAAAAAATCGTTTTTAAATCTTGAGATAAATCTATTTTTAATAGACGAGGTGGATTTCAAAGATATAAAATTAAAAAGAAAGTTAAAAAGTATCATCAAAGGAATTTACGACGATGTACTAAATAAAAATGAATATTTTAAATTTTATTTGACAAAAAATGGGAATATAAAAAAACCAAAGGTAAAAATGGAGAAAGTTTAATATTTATATAGAAAACTTTTAATATGAGCCAAAACAGAATATTAGGGCCAAACGACACAGACAAGAGGGGGATTCTTATTGAATACGATGCCGGGTATATTGATCCTTCAGATAAATATAATTCAGAATTAATTAAAGAATCCAAAAATTCTTTGGATCACTCAAAACCATTTGAGTTCTATGCGGTATTACAAAAATACAATACCCCAAATAGAAATGGTAGATTATACCCTGAAAAAGTATTAAAGCGTGAAGCCGAGAATTATAAAAAAATGATTGAAAAGGGGACTGCATTGTCAGAACTTAATCACCCCGAATCATCATTAATTGATTTAGATAGAGTTTCACATATGATTACTGAAGTATGGTGGGATGGTCCTGTATTATTAGGGAAGTTAAAATTATTAACAAGTCCGGGTTTTCACGAAAGTGGTATATGTTCTACTAAAGGTGATTTGGCGGCAAACTATTTAAGACAAGGAGTGACTTTAGGTATTTCTTCTCGTGGGGTTGGTTCACTTAAAAAAGTTGGGGAACAAAACGAAGTACAAGATGATTTTGAATTAATTTGTTTTGACTTGGTTTCTTCACCATCTACACCTGGGGCGTATCTTTTTATGGATAAAAACGACAGAATGAAATTTGACGAAAACCTTGAGGAAGATAAAAAAATTGCGGTAGAAAGAAATATCGGAGATAGTGGTAACAAATCACTTGACTTAATGAAGCGTTTATCCGATTATTTGGATAAATAAAAAAATTATGGAACAAGGAGAAAAATATTTTGTCGCAAAGATTACATCTGATTTATTAGATACTGAATCAGGTAAAGTTAAAAAAGTAAGAGAAGAAAAATTGGTTATGGGGTATACCCCAACTGATGTGGAAGCTAAAGTTACTAAAGTATATGAGAATTATACAATGGATTGGAGAATCACTTCAATCACAGAAAGTAAAATTGATGAGGTAATTGATTAATCATAAAATTTTTAATTAAAAAGATGGACAAATGTTCATCTTTTTTTTTTGACTATATTTATAATAAAAAAATAATAAAAAACTAATAAAAAAACTAATGATGGCAAAAAAAATTGTAAGATTAACGGAATCAGATTTAACAAGGATTGTTAAACGTGTAATTAATGAGGAAGATGAGATGGAAGGTAAAGGAATGTCTGTAACAATAAAGGATGTGTTTGAGGAAGTTGTTAACGCACTTGATGAGTTAGGAGGTTATGATGACTCAATGAAAGGAAAAGCAATGAAATTAGCTAAAAAAATTATGTCTAATTTCCAAGATGACTTGGCGTATATTTCTGATAATCACGAAGACGAATTATACGATATTCTTGGTGAGTAAAATTTTTAATAACTAAAAATTTTAAAAAAGGATGGACAAATGTTCATCCTTTTTTTTATGCCTAAAATTTAATTTTTTTTATCTAAAAACGTCGTTAAAATGATTTTTTTGAATTTGTCAAGTATTTATCTGTAAACTATTCAAAAAATAATGAACAAAAAAGAATCATTAGTAGAAGATACATTTATCCAATTAAAGAATTTGGAGGATGTAATCGCGGAAAACGCACAAGGAATACTTGCATCAACAATGAAGCAAGAAATCAAAGAATTAGTAAAAGAATCTCTGAACGAACAAGAAGACGAGGATGAGATTGAACTAGATGCGGAGGTTGATACCGACGCTGATAACGACGAAATGGAAATGGATATGGATTTTGATGACGAAGAAATGGATGTGAATACTGATATGGATTTTGACGATGAAGATATGGATATTGATATGGATGTTGAAGATGATACTATCGACTTAACAGGAGCTTCAGACGAAGAAATTCTTCGTGTGTTTAAGGCAATGGGTGACGAAGATGGAATCATTGTAAAAAAAGAAGGTGGAATGTTACATTTATCAGACGATAATGAAGATGTTGAATACATGGTCCAACTTGGAGAATCTGATGACGAAATGGAATTGGACGAAATGTACGATGAGGAAGATGAAATGGAAGATGAAGAATCTGAAGGAGTTATCTATGAGTTAGAACTTGACGGTATGGGTAATGAAATGGATTTTGAAGATGAAGATGAAGAAATGGATTTTGAAGACGAAAAGTATGAAACTCCAAGTCGTAGATTGAAACCAATAGACAGTTCAAAATATTTTGATATGACTGAAGAAGAAGATGACGATGAAGA